TCCCAGCTGCTCGCCCACTTCCCGGTCAGCTCATCCGCCCGCGCGACCGAACCGTTCAGCGTCTCGATAATGACGCGCTGAGCACCGAGCTTGTCGCCGGACTCGGTCAAGGCGCGGATGAGGCGCACGGTGGTGTAGTCGAAGGCGCCCAGGCGCTCGTTCAGCGTCGCCACGCCCTGCAACGGATCGGCGAGAGCCTTCGCGAGTTCCTGCGTCGCCGGGATCAGCTCCTGGCGCGTGGTCGCGGCATAGTCGCGGGCCACCTTGATGATATCCGCGAAGATGTTCACCCGCAGGTTGCCGCTCGACGCCAGCACGCCGGCCAGTTCCCGGGCGGTAGCAATCGAGATCTTGCCCGCGCTCGCGCTCGCCTCAGCGATCTCGTTTAGGCCGCTGACGGTGGCCCCGGAGGCCCGGCCGATGCCGGCGAGGCTGCGCTGCAGCTCAAGTTGGCTCTCGCGGTAGGTGTCCGTGACCTTGATGGTAGCGAAACTGATCGCGAGGATGGCCGCCGTCGCCGCGGTGGCGGGGCTGATGAGGCTTGTGATCGTCTGGCCGATCGCGGCAACAGCGCCCCCAATGCCTCGGCTGCCGAGGATGGGCAGAACCTGTGAGCCCTGCTGAAGTAGGACCATGAACAGGCTCTGCCCGCCCGCCAGTGAGACGGTGACGTCCGCAAGCTGGTTCGCGAGGTTGGTGACCTCGTTAGCAGCAAGGCGCGTGGTCTTGCGCAGGTTGTCGTTTGCCGCTGCCGCTTCCTCGGCCGCCCGCTTGCCTCGGTCGGAGCCGCTTCCGGAGCCGCCCGATCCTGCACCACTACCACCGGCCGCCGCGGCGGCCTTGACCGCTTCCTCAGCCGCTCTCACGAAGCGTCCCTGCGCGTCACCTGCCCGCCCGGCGGCGCGCTCTGCCGCTTCGAGCCCCTTGGCCAGACGCTCGGTTGCCGTCGTACTCGCTGCCGCCGCCGTCCCGACGCGCCCGACTTCCGAGGACGCCGCTCCGACGCGCCGCTCTGCGGCCTCGATCTTGCCGAGGTCACCCGCAATCACCGCACCGGCAGCGAGCGCGGAAGCCCGTGCACGCTCTATACCGGCGTCGAAGGCCGACAGGTCGGCAACGACCTCGACCGCGACGCTGGCAGCGATGGTGGGACCTGAGGACATGGCGGCCTTGGGTTGCGCGCGCGCCCCTGCCGGGGCATTTCCCTCGACCGTGCGATGCGACGAAGCGTCGGCGCGCGGGAGGAAGACGAAATGAGGGGGGTCTACGTGGCGGCCGTGATGTGCGGCCTGTCAGGCGCGGTGATGGCTCAAACTAAACCGCCCGGCGATCGGAATTACCCGGACACACCTGACGATCGCTTCCTAACTGGAAGTAGGGCTATACTATGCTTAAGTGCTTATAGTCTTGATGAGGCGGTTAAAGCTGGATCAGATATAAAGTGGCTTAGGGATCTTGGATGCGTGATAGTCCGATCCGGAATTGAAGCAACTATTACCGAGCGCCTACGCGCGCAAGGCGGACAGACGGTATGGCGGGTGCGCCTGAAACCCGAGGGCGCGGACGGACTAACCATGTACGGTCATCCTTTTTCGTTCACGCGCCTGGATGGGTCTTCGCTACCTTGGAACTATCGCTAATCGGCTGAACCCCGACGATTGGCGCCACTTCACGGTCCGCGGCGCCCTCGCCTGTCATTACGACGACTTCCCGGCCTTCGCCGCCCGCGCCTGCTCAGCCATGAACAGATCTTCCAGGCGCTCGATAACCTCGATCTCCCAGGGGCTCAGCGGGCAGCGAGTCAGCCGCGCGAAGGCGTCGAGATCCGGCCACGTGAGCGAGGCGGCGCCGAGCCCGGTTGATCCACGCCGCGTCGAGAGCCGGATGAACGTGAGCCAGAGGTGTTCGGCGCCATCAGGTAGCGGCGGGCCGTCGAGTTCCTGCTGAAGGTCCCGGCGACGCTCCTCGGTCCGGGCGCTCTCGACCGCGCGTTCCAGGTGCTCGCGCGCGGTCGAGCCGTCCGGCTGGCGGGCGGTCAGGCTGAATTGGTGCTCGGCGTAGGCTGCGAGGTCGTCGAGGACTTCGCCAAAAAATGGCTGCGCTCGCCGATGAACTCGTCGGCCTGCTCGCGGAAGGGCGGGAATCGGCGATAGAACGCCCGCGCGGCCGCGGGGGACGCCTCGACGTGCGCGCCGTCGACGACGACGTTCTGGAAGCCGAGCGTGCAGGCGACGATCAGATCAAGGCCGTCCGCGTCAAGCTCCTCGGCCGTGAGCGTCCCGGCCTTCCGCCCACGCTTGGCGAGGCGGCGGTTCTGCTGGCCGCGCAAGGCCTGCTGGTACTGCTCGCTGTCGATGCCGGCGAGCAGGATGCCGACGGCTTCCCCGGCCTCGTTCACGAGCGGGGCATCGGTGGCGGGATCGCGCAGCTGCAGGAGCGCGCCGCTCGCGGCGGCCTTGGCGGTGTCGAACTTCGAGAGGTCCATAGTCAGTCTCCGGCGGGAGATGGTGAGGGGACGGCACCGCCGTACCGCCCCCTCGTGCCGCCCTGCGTGCTGAGGGGGATCAGCGGCACGCAGCGGCGACGGGTGAGCCCGCGGCGGCGGGCAGCGGGTCAGCGCGCGGCGTCGGCCGGCGCCTCGGGGGCAAGCCGCTCGACGCGCGAGCCGGCCGGGGCCGGCGTCAGGGCGATCGGCTGGGTGTCGGCGTGCACGGCCGCGGTCTCGCTGATCGCGATGCCGTCGAGGCCTTCGGGCGTGGTCGGCAGCACAACGGTGTAGCCGTCGGCACGCGCCTCGCGGATCGCGGCGGCGAGCGCCTTCGCGGCCTCGCGGACCGCGGCTTCCTTCGGGTTCGTTTTCGCCATGATGAGTCCTCGTATAGGGGCGGGCGCGACGCCCCGAGGAAGGTGCGCCTAAGATCAGGCGGGCGCTTACGGAGCGCTCGTCTGATACTTGACGGTCGTGTTGTCGAAGGCGCCGCCCCGCTCATCGATGCCGACGAGGAGCGAGAGCTGCTGCGTGCGCGGGCCATCGGAGCCGAGTTCAGACTTCGTCGCGCTCGACAGGCTGAAGTTGCCGAGGAAGAACGAGCAGAAGTCTTTCGGTTCGGCCTCGTTCTCGGTGAACAGGAGGTGTAGCGACAGCTGGTCCTCGTTGAGGAACGACTGCACCCGGGTGACGTCCTGGCGCAGCGCGGTGATCGAGCCCTCGACGGAGGCGAGGTTGGTGAACACGTCCGGGGTGAGCACCGAGCCGACCACGGGCTGCGCGGCCGCGTTGAGGTTGATCGACAGATCGACCGCCGTCGCGTCGAGGATGTCGCCGTTGCCGAGCCGAATGGCCGCCTCGACCGCCGTCATGCCGATCGACGTCGTCGCGACCGGCGAAGTGAAATAGGGCGACTGGGCGCCGGTCATCACCTGCATGTCCTGGCCGACGACCGTAAACGTGACGGTCGCCATGCCGTTCGGCGCGAGCCGCAACGCCATCTGGCCGATCCGGCAGCCCAGGAAGACCTCCGAGCCGTCGATGTCGATCTCGCTCTCCTCGATGGTGAACGAGCGCGGCGTGGTGCCCATGAGCACCTTTTTCGGCCGCGAGAGGGTCACGCTCGTCTGCGCGGTGCCCACCGTCGTTGGGGCCTCGGCCACGGTCATCACCGTGGCGGTCAGGCCGGTGACGCGGAAGTTCTTGTTGTTGTTGGCCGTGGTCGTCCAGGCACCGAAGCGCACGACGTCGCCCACGCGGACACCGTCGGTGATCCACGAGCCGGCCGAGCGCGTGATGGTCCGCGCCGCGTTGTCGGCGGTCAGGGACAGGCCGCTCAGCGCGAGTGGGGCGTCGAAGGTGCCGCGCATCACCGCCTGGATGAAGTCATCGTACGACCCCAGGCTGAGGTCGCCGGTGTACGAGCCGCCGACGGAACGCGAGCCATGCCGGCCGCGGGTCATCTGCCCGTCGCGGCGGTTCTCGTTCGAGCGGATCGCCTCTTTCGTCAGGCTGATCGAGCCCGAGTTCGGGCGGAAGATCTTCGACGAGCCGGCGCCCGCGATGGTGCCGAAGGTCGACTCCGCGGCATAGGCGACCGCGATGTTCCGACCGGTCTGGTAGGGCATAGCTCTGCTCCGATGTCAGGGATGCGGCGCAGCGCGCCTTGGGGCCTTGCCGAAGGGCCGAGGGAAGGCGGGGCGCGCGGCGGCGCGCCGGGGCTCAGGAGAAACGGAGGAGCCGGATCTGCAGGGTGATGATCCGGGCGATGTCCTGGGGGGTGTCGGTCGGGCCGTCGATCGGGCCGCGGGCCAGCACCATGAGGTTGCCCCAGCCGGCGACCGGGAAGCGGTTGCGGTGGAACAGGTTGCGGATGCGCTCGGCCGCCAAGACCACGCGCTCGTAATGGTCGGGGCCGCCGATCACCGCGATGTCGCGCTCGATCAACCGCCCGACCGCGGGGCCGATCAGGTCGGCCGGGAGGTCGGACACGGTCGTGGCGGCAAGCGCGATCGGGCGCCGGGCTTCGTCGGGCACGGGCCGCTTGGTCAGGACGCTCGGCGCGCCCTTGAACGTGCCCAGCAGCGCCGCCAGGGCGGCGTCGCCGATCATCACGGCGGCGAGGGCGTTCGAGAGTTCCTGCACGGGCTACCCCGAGCGTCCGG